AATTGAGGACTTTCTTTAAATTGATAAATGTAATACCTAGCTCTGTTAAGAAGCACAGGCTTATAAGTATTTGCAAATACAATTTCATCACTATACAAAGAAAGTTCTGTAGGTAGTACATAAGCATAAAACCAAACACGGTATACTTTATCTGGTATAGAACTTAAACCAAACTTACGATTATCAGGACTTTTAATAACACGATCAGGTACACCATACTGCTGCGTATCTGCATCATCTAAATTTTCTGAAATACGACGATAATCTTTCCAAGCTTCTGTTGTAGTAAAACGTAAGTTTCTTGCAACATAAGGTGCTGATTCTCCTGATACACCTACCGTAGTAAGATAAAAATTATCCCAATCAATATAACCATAGTCAGTAGTCAGCGAAGAACTAGAAGGTTTTAAAGTATACCAGCGTTGTCCTGCTACAGTTTCTACATACACATTACCGTACATAGGATCTGTTTCACCGCTTAGGTTAGCAGCAAGGAAAGGCCACTGAGGTTCTTCATTAACAATATCTAGATAAGCCCTGTTAATAGAGTCTTTAACGTGTTGTTGAATACCCACAGCAGAAGCAAAGCTAGAACTTGTAAGCTCTACCTCATTCATCTCCCGCAGGAGTTCATTTGCTAAATCTAGATATGTTGCCATTATTTATGCGCCTTTTGAACCTCAAAGGTTGCTGATTTACTTGCACCCTTATGGGGCTTATAACCGTCTTTAGGATCTTTCATAAGCTTAAAAGTCTTTCCAGACTTCATCCAGTGGTAGCCTTTTGGAGCAGGTACTTTCATTTTACTTTTTGCGTTACCGTTCTGCTACCACACATTTTTTCCATCTCTTGTACGGAATTATAGCCTCCTTTATTGTAAGCACTACGTTTTGTAGAACCTCCACCCATCATTTTCTTTTTAGCATACATACTTTGACCTCCTTCAGAATATTGTATTCTTTCGTCATAACCAATAGGAAATGTAGGTAGTTGCTGAACTCCACCATAGTTTTGAGATTGACTATTTACTTGAGACACCAGTTTTTTAATTTTCTTCATTAAACCCATTAGTCTTGCTCCATTGAAAAAGTTTTACTAATTGCTCTAGCGCCTTCAAACTCTGTAGCGCATTCAGGATCAGAGTCTTTATTAAAAATTTTATCAAAGTTATCTTTGTAACGTGCGTAATTAGTTCCTTTACGGATTCTGCTACCTTTACCAGCAATAGTTTGTCTCATCATCATAGGATTTGAATTTGAACCAATTTGAGGCATTATAATCTCCAATAAAAAAGGAAAGGGGCCACCGAAGCAGCCCCCACCTAAAAGGTCTAGTCGATACCGTAAAAGGCTGCAACCAGAGCTTCTGGACGCAGTACCTTAGCACCGTAAACGTGTAGACCACGTACAATATCACCGAAGCTTGAAGGATCACGGATCACTTCAGTGCTGGTAATAGTTTGAGCCGTAGCCGTAGCAGACATGTGACCAGCCAAGCACTTACCAGCAGCGTTAGACGTTGCAGCAATGTTGTTTGACTTGTACATATCGAAACCACGAAGCTTGCCAGAGCTTACCAAACCATTACGGATTGAGCCTTGGCCTGCGTTGAAGTCTACTGACAAGAGCTTAGAAGAGCTTTGTGCAAGCACTTCATAAAACTCAGGATTTGCTACGAACCAGCGTCCTTCTTCTGGGATGTTTTGCTCGTCTAGCAAACGTGCCATACGTGCCATCACATCAATAGGATCATGCTCAGAAGCAGCAAAACCAATGTCCAAGTTACCAGTACCATCAAAAGTACCAGCAGCAATATCAGTAGCATTGTCCGTACCCATGCTATGATTTGGGGATGCATCTGGAACACCAGCAAACATAGTAGCTAGTACACCTGCGTCAAAAGCATCACGCAAAGAGTAAGCTGCTGAAGACGTAGCAACGTCACGGAAGTTAACGTGAGACATGTTAGTTTCAATGTCATCTACGATAAACTTAAATGCGTTAGCAGTGTCAACAACCAGAGTTACTTCTTGGTCAGTCAACTTAGTTTGCGTTACATCTTGACCACGCTCATACTGATAAACAGTAATTTCAGGCTCTTTGATGATTCGTACACTATCACCGAATGCTGCGATTTCACCCGCATAGTCAGTGTTCGTAATACCTTCAATCACAGAAGCCTTACGGAAAAAGTTTAGTACCTGCTTGGAATAAACTTTAGGTAGGAAAAACGAGTTAGTTTGTCCTGATACAGAGTTACCAAAGTTAGCATCGGTATCTGTAGACGGTTCAAAAAATTGATCACTTACATTATAAGCCATGTTAATATTCTCCTAATAACACAATTAATTATGCTACTACACGGCCCTCCATCATTGCTTGCTTAATATCTTCTTCATATTTATCAAACTGATCTAGGGACATAGCAGCGATTTCCCGTTCAGTCCAGATCTTAGGTTGACCAGCATCTACGTTAGTTGTTTTAGTTGATACCATATCTGCTGCCGAACCTTGAGGTTTCTTTCTGGGCTGTTGTTTTTGAGTAACACCAGTTTCCAATTTGTAAAGATCAATAGCTTTTGAAGCTAAAGCAACATTATCAGGATTATTATAAACCCAATCTTGAATCTGCTCAGGTTGCTCTTTAGCCCACGCATGAAACTGCTCATCCCCTCTGATGTCCTCAAAGTCTGGATGGCGCTGTTGCAAAGTGGTTTCAGCCTCTCTACGCAATACTTCAGACTCACGTTGCCGCATAGCTTGTAGTTGCGCTTCAAGTTCTGCTACCTGCCGTTGACTCTGCATATGTGCTACAGATTCAACAGTGTTATACAGATCAGGATACTCCTCTTTAAAACTTTCTAACTCTTCTTCAGACTTAGGCGGTTCATAACGAGGCTGTGCTTGTTGAGCCATTGCAAGGAGTTCTTGCTCCTTTTGTTTAAACTCTCCAAGTTTTTGATCATAATGTTTCTTTAGATCATCGTATCGTTTCTTATAGTTAGTCCTCTTACGAGGTTGAGCATCTTCTTCAGGGGCCTCTTCAGGGGTAGCCTGTGGTTCTGGCTCAAAAAATAATCCATCTGCACTGCCTCTACTGGGCTTGTCTGGCGTGTGCCAAGACTTTTTAGCATTATAAGGATTACCAACTTCTTCTTGTACTTCTGACATTCTCAATCTCCTTCACGGGGCTTGTGTCTTGCAAGGTAGCCATATTAACTCCGTCGAGTTTATGGGGCTTGTCTTACCAAGGTAGCCGTAAAATTATCGAAGACTAGGCATCTTATTTGCACCCACCATAAGCTTTTTGATTTCCTCATCGGTTTGACTGAGGGGTGAATCTTGCTCTTTAGGGTCTTCTTGCATATAACCGCCAATAGCCTTCATTTGATAACCACCATCATAAGCACGTTCAGCATCATCCATAATTGTTTGAAGCTGATCCGCGCCAATCTGGTCGGTCGCTTTTCTGGTAAATACAAACTCTCCATCACTCAAACGAGCGGGGATAGAATCTGATACACCAGTTCCGGGGCCGTCTACTTCGCCAGCACCCGAAAACTCACTAGCAACTGTAATTACTTTGTCCAAGATATCTGATAGTCTTGGATCATTTTGTAATACACCTGCTAGGTAATCTTGTTCATCATCGTCAAGGGATTCATCCATGACGTAACTAATATAATCGTCTTCCATCTCATCATCTGGAAGCTGCGAAGCCAGTGCTTCATCCATTTCATCTTCTGGTATGTTAGGATAGGTATCTACTGGCATACCTTCAGGGGGCATCATCATTGAGCCACCTTCGTTAAATACTCCACGTCCTTTTAAGACATCTGCCTGAGTAATCTTTCCATCGCCTGTAAGATCTGGTAAACCACCTTTTGCTTTTCCGGATCTTGCTGCACGTTCTTCAGCACTACGTTCCTCTTCTATTTTTTTGTGGACAGCAATTTTAGTCATATCACTGACGTTTCCAGTATCCCTTTGAAAGTTAGACTCAATATTTTTTCTTTCAGCAGGGGTCTTAGCCTTAGCATAAGACTTTTGAAAATCTTCCAACATAGATCTATATCCTGCTTCCATATCAAAACTTCTAGTCATAATCTTTCCTATTAAGTGCTTCGTCTACTTGTTCAGGAAGTGTCTCTAGCCTAGCCAGAGAACTCAGCTTCCCCTGACTGCGGAACAGATCCAGTTCCGATGTTGCCGCCACCAGTACCTGTAACTCCAAGGTTTTGAGGTTGTTGAGGTACTCCTTCAGGGCCTCCCATTGGCGCTTGTCCTTGACTATCGGGGCCAGCTTCCGGGCTAGGGCTTTGTCCAACATTATTTTGCATTCCTATAATCTGAGCCATCATCGCAGCTTCTTCAGGGTCATTCATCAGTTCATCTGGGTCTAGGTCTAAGCTATACGCCAGTTCACTGATAAGCTTGTTCATCTTAATAAACGGAGCTACAGCAGGGTTAGCTGCGGTCTGAAGAAACATTGTAAGCCTTTGAGAGCGTACTTCCTTTTGCATCAAACTATTCGTGCCTGTAGCCTTAACTTCTAAGTCACCGTCAATGCCAAGCTTATAGTCTGAAAACTGCATGTTCCATTGGAAGTATGCTTCACCCATAGGCTTCAACAGGAAGTCATCAAGATTCTTAATAACAGTCTTAATGTTCAATGAGGCTGCACCAAGCAACATAGACATACCTGATGCGGTACGTGTCATGCTTTGTACGCCTGTTTGACCGTGACTGTAAGAAGGAATACCTGTCTGTTCGTCTGCAAGCTGTCGAAACTTGTCAAACATCTGCATGTTTTCTACAGTAGTGTTAGGAAACTTCAAACCATTAATAGCTTGTCCGGGTACACCTGCTTGTCGCCTAAATACTTTACCCGGATAAATCTCCATGCTTTGACCACCTACAAGGGCAGTTTCATCTACATCAAAGATTACAGAGCCTGATAGAGCTAGATTATCAATAGCCATACGCGCATGACCATTCATAATCTTTTGACTGTCATCCATGTTCTCTGCTACGCCAATACCAAAAAAGCTATAGGGGTTCTTTTCGTAACTAAACGCATGATAAGGAATACGGAAAGGTGTAAAAGGATTTACAACACTGCGAAGCATTTGACCATTACAGACCCAAGCGTTGATCTGTACTTCATCTAGGTCATCTACTTCATCAGGAATCTCCATACCCACCTGTCGGCAGTACTCTGCATCCATAACACCCCAGTACTCCAGTACTTCATACTGAGATGAACCGTATTCATCATTACGATTATCATCTTTTAATTCATGCTCATAATCTTCTTCTACATAATTAGGCCCCATCTGGAGGCATGTACGTATTGCTTCTTTGTCAAAGTAAGGCATCTTACCAAGACTACGAAGCTGAGTACGGTTCATTCTATGGCGGTGGAATACATACTCTGATTCATCAACATTTGTTGCGTTGGGGTCTGGGAAAAAGTCCCAGATGCTGACAAACTCCAAGCGAGGCACCCTAACATCAACAGGAGAGTAAGTTCGATCACCATCCTCTCCTTCGTCCCATCGGTGGAGGGTCTTGTTAAAATTGAACGGCCCTTTAACGATTCCTGTGCCGAATAAAGCTGATTCAAATAATGCGTTTCTAATTTCACTAGCGCCGTTAGACTCCTCTATCTGATCGTGTATAAGTTTTTCCATGCGCCGTGCAGCTTTTTGTGCAGGACTTAGTTCAAGTATTTGTGGGTCTGGTGAAGGCCCTTCTTTAAGCATTTCTTTTTCTTCAGCAAGTTTGTCAAGTTTAATATCTTCAAACTTACCTGTAGCAAAAGTAGCTCCGGGCTTTAACACCCGTCCGTCACCTTCAAAGCCTACATCATAAGGATTTTCAGGTGGTTCTTGTTCTTCTTGTGGAGCCTGCCCTTGAGAGGTTTCAATACCCGGTGCAGCAGAAGCATCTACATGCCCATACTGAGAAATACCTTCAGGCATCTTAGTTTCACTAATGCCAATAGGAAACTTATTAGCACCAAACACAACATCTACAAGTTGTCCAAAGGCTGCAAGTACTTTGGTCTTAGTTACTTTAACAAAGATACGAGACTTTTCAGACTCTCTAAAGCGTACATTCTTGCCGTATAGACCACGATAGTTATGATACGCTGTAAGCCAACGCTGCTCATCTAGATCGCGTGAAGACTTAGCAGAAACATAGCGGTCAGTAATTAGACTCACTAGATTATTGCGTAGATTTTCTTCTAGGGTCAGTTCAAGGCCGTCTTCGCCTTCAACGTCTCCGAAGTAAATATTATTCGCTGTTAAACTATTTTCTGCCATTAGTATCCAAACTCCGAATCAACGGGTGT